GCTGCCAGACGGCTGGCTGCGCGGTGTCGCCGGGAATGATGATGTGGTCCATGGTCCACGCTTCTTCGCCGGCGCCCCAATCTACGACGGTCGCCTCAAGGCGGTCTTTCTGGACGTCGACGCCGGCCGTGCGGGCGAGCTGGCGCGGGCGCTCTTCGTACTCCTCCAGGCGCATCAGCAGGCTGGTGGGGTCGGCCTGGTCGCCTTGTTCTTCCCAGGCCTCGCCGAGGTGCGTGTTGAGGAAGGTGCGCAGCGTGCCCGGCGACTTGACGGCGTGCCGCCATTCGCGGGCGAGGTCGGCCCAGCTCGGGCCGAGGCCGATAGGCGCATACAGCGCGCTGATATGGTAGCCGCGGGTGGCGCGGCTTGGGTGTGCGGCGATCCAGCGCCCGGCGGCGAGCATGCCGGGCTTGTGGTGTTCGTAGATTTCGCCGGCGCACTTGATGCAGACGTAGTGCGCGGCGATGTCATCGCCTTCGCCACGCCACTTGATGCCGTGCGCGGCTTCCGATCCACCCCACTCGAGCGACTGGAATTCACCGCAGTGCGGGCAAGGTACGTAATAGCGGCGCATGTCGCTGGTCAGCCAGCCGCGTTCCACCAGGCTTTCATCCTTGACCGTGGGCGTCGAGATGAACAAACGCTTCGCCCTGGCGAAGGCCTTGGTGCGGCCCTTGGCCAGCGACACCGGGTCGCCTTCCTCGCCGACTTCCGGCGGGAAGCGGTCGAGGTCATCCATGATGAGATACCGGACGCTGCGCTGCGCGTAGCTGTTCGGCGAGTTGCCGCCGGCGAGGAAGAGGACGCCTCCGGGGAAGTCGATCATGTCCTTGCTGTTGGCCGCGTCGCGGCTGCGCTGACCGCCGAGCAGGTCGCGGATTGCCGGCGTTTCCTGCAGCATCGGGTTGAGCTTCTGCGCCTTCCAGGCGTCGCGGCTATCGAGCGTCGGCATCAACACCATGACCGGCGCCGGGGCGTGGTCGAAGGTGTATCCGAGGAAATTGACGGTCGCTTCGGTCACGCCGACCTGCGAGGACTTCATGACCCAGATGTCGGTCACGCGCGAACTGGCTGAAAGCGCGTCCATGATTTCGCGCAGTATCGGATTGCGCGCCGTCCGCCACCGCCCGCGCTCGCCGGCCTGCTTGCCGGAGAGAATGCGGTGCTCGTCCGCCCAGGCCGACACCGTGAGCGCACGGCGCGGGGCCAGGGCGGAGGCAAGGGTGGCGAGGCAGTGGGGGAGGCGGAGCGGGAGGGTGCGCATTTAGGCTGCGATCTCCATCTGCGTTCCAACCTTTTCCAAAAACGTTAATGACTGCTTCGCTTCAATTCGCTCGCGCAGCACTTTCGCGCGTGTATCTTTGCTCATTGGTGTATAAGTTCCGCGCCACTTGGAATCAATTCCGACGTTTTTCGCGATATTTGTCGAATCGGCGCTAGACAACGGCAAGCGGCTAAATACATCTGTATTGAGCATGCGCAGGCCGTGTATTTTGGAAATTGGATTCCCGTTCCTGTCACATACGGCGTTCATGGCATCGGCGATTCTGTTCCACCATCTGGAATCGCCAACCGTGGCGTACTGTCCGCTGCTGCCGAGGCACACTCGCGGCCACTCGAGCGCAAGACGCTGAAGCCGGTCAAGAGATTCGTGCATGTGCCACACAGGGGCGCCGACCCACCCGCCCTTTGCCGTTCCCCGCCAAGGCCATTCAGCCACAAGTGCATCATTGGCTTGTTCATCGCCATCAATCACATCCGGTATGACCGCAAAATCGAAAGACGGGTAGCGCTGAAGTTCCGCCACCCATACGTAATACCTAGACCAGTCGATGATCGGCTGACCGCTTTTCCATGCGGAAAACGCGCCGTTATCCACAGCAAAGCTCTGGCAGCATTCAATCGCCACCCCAAGTTGCTCAGGTCGCGCGAACGACACGAACGCATGCCCACCTCCAACAGCAGCATGGGCCGCTGACGCCGGTGTAATCGGCAGTCCGTGGTAGTGAATCATTGCCCGCCAGCCAGTTGTTCCCGCTGCCGCTCAATCGCCGCGCCGATGTCCATCAGGACATTGCGGCAGGCTTCGGTCAGCAGTGCGTGGATTTCGTTGAGGTCCGTCACGGCGCAGAGCACCGGGGCGGTCTGGTCGGGGAAGACGTCCATCGCTGCGCGCAGAGCGGCGCCGAGAAACTTCATTGCGGCGTCGACGTCTTCGCGGGCGATCAGATTGCCGGCCATCTGCGCGGCCTTCATTTCTTCCTGGTCGGCCTGCGCGCTTTCCTTGCGCGTCTTGGCATCGACTAGGCGTTCTGGTTCTACGTCGTCAGAATCGCGTTTTGAGGCGTTTTCCGGCGTCGACCGCACCATCGGTATTCCGGCGCCAGCGTTTGCGCCCTGGCGGCGCGCGGCGGCATGCCTGCGGGCAACGTCGAAGCGTCCGCCCTGCGTCGCCTCGATCAGCGCCAGCGATTCGGCCACGCGCACGCGGGCCGCCCGGCCATCGCCATCCAGCACGACACGCCCGGCCTTGATCAGCGCCGTGACGTATGACGGCATCAGGCCGAGCAGCTTGGCGAAGTCGGACTTGGTGAGGATGGCGGGGTTGTCTGTCATTGTTTGGTTAATCGTTTCTGCGTCGTCATCAAAACGGCGGATAAATTTCAGAATCCAAAAAACTTCCGTGCGGCATCAGGGCAAGCATTTTCGGAACATCACTGGCGGCGGTCGCCGCATCAAATTCAGCATCACGCCCGAGGCTTGATGGATGCTGCGCGTCGTCGCTGAAATTCTCGAAAAACGCATTTGCTTCACGGTCGATAATCGCGTCGTGTTCTGCTATCACATCCGCAAAGTGGCGGCCGGTCGCGGCGAGAGCATCACTGAGTTGATGGCACAAGGCGATGTATGACTTGCGCAGATTCGGGCGCTTCGCCATAAACCACTTGTCGATCTTCGGCTGATCTTCCGGCAGGCCGAGAATGCGGCGCACGATACGGATGTCGAAGTCTTCGTCGTCTCCCCATCCGTACCAGTAAATCATCCCGTCAAGAGTCCGGATAGGTTTGCCGTCGATAGGCCAGGCACCAAATACGCGGCGGCTTTTTTCTTCTTCAATCGGGTTTGGTTTCATTTATTCATCCTATGTGTTGGGTGAGAGAGATGGCGCGCGCGTGAAATCCACGTGACCGCACACCGCACACCAGACCGCACGGGCAACCGCACGCCTGGAACCCGCATGAATACGGGCACCGCACGGGCGCACGGGTCTATTCGCGCATGTGCACGAAACGCACGCATGAAAAGCGCGAACGGACGCATGCGGGCAATACGTGCACACGGACGTGAAAAGCCCGTGCGCCCGTGCGGTTGCCCTATCCATGCGGGTTTTGCCCGTGCGGTCTGGTGTGCGGTATGGTGTGCGGTGTGCGGTCACTGGCGGACTTCCGTCGCGGACTGGAAGGCGAAAAAACAGTCGGTCAGCCATTGCGTCTCTGTTTGATACGGTTCCTTTCTGTAGTCTTTCTCCCCCGACTTCGCCCATGCTTCCATAACATCTACGCTTGGAACTATGAAGCGCTGACGAATTGGCTTGCCAACCATCCGCATGTCTGCGTAACGGTCCTTGTGGCCCTTGACCCAGCCGGGTAGCTTGGCGATTTCGCCGATGAACTGGTTTGCTTCGCGCGGGTTGCGCACCCCGTCAACCCGGCACCATCGTAAATACGCTTGATACAGCCCGGACGATGCACACGGGCAAAGTGGAATTTGAATGCCGTCAAAATGCAGATCACCCGCCAGCCACTCGCGGATGAATCGCTGCACGTTGCCGGCGCCGACGTCCATCAGGTCGCGCTTGGCCTGCGTTTCCGGCGGCTTGGTGTGCTCGTCAAAATCTCCAAGGTCGATGTGCAGCAGGTGCCAGTGCAGTGCAGCGATGCCGCCGTTGTTCAACTCGTCGCGGATTTCCTGGTAGAAGTCGGGCGAGAGCTTGGCCGGGGTCCAGATG